GCAATTTGTCAAGAAGATCTTAGGGCTGACCTAGAACTTTTTGATGATATCCGTAATATTGACCCCCCTCCATCAAATGTGGATACACTTCACAATGCGACGATTATTGCTCAAGGGCAATTTATAACTGTTGGCAAGTTGGACAAATATCCTAGTAGGAATTTAGTATCGACTATAATTCCCACTCGCCTTCACGGCAAGTGGATGGTTTCAAAACAAGCTCCAGCTCGTCTCAGGACTTTTGAGAGAGCTGGTGTGGAGATTAATCCTCTTTTGAACGCTCTTAGTAAGTACTGTCTTCCTACAGTTCCCCTAACTGGTGATTTCGAATTTATTCGAAACCAAGTGTTTCGCAATATGTTGGGTATGAACCTCACCTCGGTGAAGCCTCAATTGCTGGACTATCGTTCTGTGATTAATGGTATCGCTGATGAGGTTGATTCACATGGTATAAAGAATTCCACGAGTGCAGGATTTCCCTACAATGTTCCTGGCGTTGATAATGAGAAGAAATTCTTATTTGAGTACGGTAGGGAAGGGGAAATCTTCGAACGTCGGTTGTCTAGTGCGATCGAGCGATGGAAGAATATAGAAAATCTGTATTTGTCTGGAACTCGTCCTTACTGGATTTTTACTGACAATTTGAAAGATGAACGACGTCCTGTGGAGAAAGTGCAAGCTGGAGCCACTAGATTGTTTTCTGGAGTTCCTTTTGATTATTTGGTAATTTTCAAGAGATATTTTGGAGCATTTGCTCTGTATTATCAAAAGAACAAAATTTCCTCTGGCAGTGCTGTGGGAGTCAATCCTTATAGTACTGATTGGGATAACATTGCTCGACGCCTTTCTGGATTTGATGTTTCTGTTCCCTTAGTTGGAGCTGGAGATTATTCAGGCTTTGATGGTAGTGAAGTACCTTTTATTCATAATTTGATTCTTCATATCATCAACAGTTGGTATAGACTCAATGATCACGATGAGAACGCTGAGAAAGTGCGAAATCTATTGTGGCTCGAGGTTACTAATAGCCACCACACTATTGATGGTTTGGTATATGATTGGACTTCCAGTCTGCCTAGCGGTCATCCGTTTACCATCATAATCAATTGTTTGTATAATCATATAGCGTTTGTCTATTGTTGGCAACGCTTGGTCGGAAGAGATCATGATTTCTACCGATTTGTATATTTAATTGTTTGTGGCGATGATAATATTTTCTCCGTCCATCATTCATTCAGAGAATTGTTCAATGAAATGACTCTCTGCAATCCTATGGCTGAGATCGGTTTGAAGTATACTACAGAGACTAAAGGTGAGGCCGTCTTACCTTTCAGACCTTTGACTGATGTCGAATTTTTGAAGCGATCGTTTCGCTTTGAGAAGACCGAGGGTTTGTGGATGGCTCCTTTGCGCTTGGATACCATACTTGAAATTCCTTATTGGACCAAACGTGGTTCTGATCGTCATAATATCGCTTGTTCGAACACTCGGGAAGCTTTGCGAGAGCTCAGTCTTCATGAACGAAAAGTCTTTGAAACTTGGGCCCCTAAAATTTTGTCGGCATGGCGTACTAACTATCCTG